ACTCTGCTGTCAATAATTTTACTAAAGGTAAAACTTTATTTGGTAAAGAAATTTCTACAGCATTCGGCACATCGTCGGCTAGTGTATCAAAACAAAATTTTAGTTCTGATCAATATGTAAGTAGTGTTAAAGATATTGAAAATAAATCTTTGTTGCAGACCACAGTTGAAACAACTGATTCTATTGTTCTTTATATGCCAGACACATTGAGTTTTGACCATGCTCAAGGATACGATGAATTGTCACTGGGAAATGAAATTGGTGGCAAAGCAATGGGTGCAGGTAAATCGTTGCTTGATAGTAAAAATGAAGGTAGTATGGCAAATAAGATTGGTGATACTGCTCTTATTGCTGCTGCTCAGAAAATACAAGAAGCGGCTGGTAAAGTTGTCGGTCAAGGTGCAGCAACAGCTGGTGCTTTTTTAGCACTAGGTGGTGTCAATAATCCAATGTTGGAAATGATCTATAAATCACCTTCATTTCGTTCTTTTTCTTATGAATTTATGTTCTATCCACGTGATGAAAGAGAAGCATTAGAAGTTCAGAATATTATTGAAAGATTCCGTTTTCATCAGGCGCCAGAAATTGATGCTGGTAGTTCAGGTCTTTTATTAATTCCTCCATCACAGTTTGACATTCAATTTTACTATGGTGGTAAACCTAATCCAAATATACCTACAATTGGTCGTTGTGTCATGGATAGCATTCAAGTAAATTATGCACCAAATGGATGGTCGGCATATGAAATGCCTGGTGAAAATGATCCTCGTTTAGGACGTACTGGTATGCCGACTGCAATACAGATGACGTTGAATTTTAAAGAGACTGTTATTATTACTAAACAGTCTTTTAGAAAAGGACCTGGTGGTTATAAAGGTAGAGAAGCATTTAATATTGCTGATAAATTGCAAAATACTTGGAAAGGTATGACAGAAAAATAATGGCAAAATATTTTAATTTTTTTCCAACCACCGCTTATACGAATTCGGACCAATCAACTGCATATGATACCGTTACAAATATTATTTCTCGGTTTGCATTTGAAGGAAGTTTGAAACAAAATACATCATTATTTTATCCATATAATATTCAAGATGGCGATACACCCGAAATGATTGCATCAAAGTATTACGGTTCACCAGAAAAACATTGGATTGTATTGATGTTTAATGATATTGTTGATCCTCAATATGATTGGCCATTAGATCAAAGAACGTTAATAAAATATATTAATGACAAATATACTGCAAATGGTGCAGCCAACACAACGCCACAAACGGGTATTGCTTGGGCGCAAAATGTTAATAATGTTAAAGCATATTATAAAACTATTACTCGGTTGAGTTCCGAGCCAACTAAAAATCAAATTGTTGAAAAAATTCAGATTGATAAAGCAACTTATACTACTCAAACTGTAAACACTATAGTATATACATTACAAGACGGTAGTAAAATTACACAAACAATTGATAAGCAAGCGCAAACCTATTATGATTATGAAATTGATGTTAATGATAACAAACGAAAAATAAAATTACTAAGAACTGAATATGTTACTGAATCAGGTTTGATGAATGAATTTAAACGTGTTATTACTGTGAGTGATTAATGGCATTATCTATTCCACAACAAGCATCAAGATTTAATTTAAATGAACTTTCTATAGTTACAAAAACTGGTGTATTGGACATTTCTAAAATATACGAAGAAATAAACATTTTTGATTCTATTCTTTCTCCTGTTATAACTGGTGTTGTAAGTATTAATGACTCTGTAGGTCTTTCTGGTAAACTCATTTTTGATGGTTCGGAAGTGTTGTTGGTAAATATTGGTAAAGATACTGATTCTACCGCATTTCGTTTAAAGAAAGCATTTAGGATATACAAACAATCAGAACGTAAAAATCTAAATCAAAATAGTGAAAGGTATAATCTAGAGTTCGTGTCTGACGAATTTATCTTTTCAGACCAACAAAGAGTTAATCAAGCATACAAAACAACCTATACGGATATAGTTAAGAAAATATTGGTTAATTATCTTAAAGCACCTAACGCCAAACTAAATGGTATGTTTGAAAATACTTCAGGTATTCGTGATATTGTTATACCTAATTTAAAACCACTTGAAGCGATTGAATGGTGTGCCAAAAGATCAATAGATGAAAAGAAATCTCCAAATTTTATATTTTTTGAAAATAATATTGGATATAATTATGCATCTTTATCTACATTGTTATCACAAGCGGAGTTATTCAATATAAAGTTTTCTGCAAAGAATATGAATGAAACAAATGCAGTAAATGATTTATTAAGTCCTAGAAGTTACGAAGTAATTAATCAAACTGACAAAATACAACAAACTAGGTCTGGCGTAAATGCTGGTACATTTATTGGATTTGATCCAATTACCAGATCAATTGGCACAAAAAAGATAGGATTTGAAGATCATTATAATGCAATGAAGCATGGTAATAAAACTCCTAACTTAGCACAATCAACAAATCGTGGTGGTGAATTGGCAACTGAATCATACAATTCTAAAAAAACTGTAAGTAGTTTTGGTGCAAATAGAAAGTTTAGTAATTACGTAAAAAAATATGATCCAACTTCAATATCAAAAGTAGAAACGCAAGAAGATTTTATATTTCAACGTAAGGCAGTTATGACAAATTTGATGAACAAAAGAATCAAGTTGGTTATGCCTGGTAATTTTCAATTGACCTCTGGATTCAATTTAAATTTAAGAGTGCCTGACTTTTCTATAAAAGAACCTGGTGATGATGAAAATGAAGATCGTGGAACAAGTGGTAAATATTTAATTGTTGCCACTCGTCATATTATTGGATTTGAAAAACACGAAACAATTTTAGAAGTTGCAACAACATCTAACGAACTTGGATTTATACCACAAAGTGTGGCAGATCAAAATCAAGCAATAAAGAACTATGGATCCTACTGAAGATAATAAAGATTTTGCTGGTAAGAATGGTTTCACTTGGTTCGTTGGTGTTGTTGAAGCAATCAATGATCCACTGAAATTAGGTCGCTGTCGTGTACGCTGTGTTGGTTGGCATACAGATAATAAATCACTATTGCCTACAGATTCTTTACCGTGGGCACAAGTAATGTTGCCAACAAATAATACTAATCCATATCCGCCTAGACAGTCAGATATGGTAGTAGGATTTTTTACAGATGGACCGAATGCACAAGATCCAATTATTATAGGAACACTTCCTGGTATTCCACTATCTGCTGGAAATCCGCAACAAGGTTTCTGTGATCCGAGATCATCTGCTGAACTTGCTTCTGCACCCGTAAAACCTGATGAGTCTGCTACAAACTATCCACGTAAGTTGGATGAACCTACAACATCACGTTTGGCTAGAAATGATTCAGATTATCCGTCAGCAATCAATACAGCAAAAAAAGCAAAGAAGGCAAGCAAAGTAGAACCAGATTCTTACTATGCTGCCAAGTATCCATACAATAATGTATATGAATCCGAATCTGGCCATGCACTAGAGTTTGATGATACTAAAGGTGCCGAACGAATTCACATGTATCATCGCTCAGGTTCTTATGTGGAGTATGGTCCACTAGGTGATCGTTCCGAAAGAATACAAAGAAATAAGTTTGAGGTTGTTGTTGGTAGTGAACAGGTTTATGTTAAAGGTGATGTTACCATTTATGTTGATGGTAATGTAAAGATGACTGTTGGTGGCAACTATCAAGCAGATATCGGCGGCACGTGTAAAATAACATCAGGTGGAAATATGACACTCAAAGCACCACGTATAGATTTGAATCCATAATGCCAGCAGTCGCTCGTAAATCAGGATCAGATTCGGTATCTACAGGACATGGTTGTGATGCTACCACTGTAACCGACCAAGGTTCTTCAAATGTTCTTGTGAATAGTATTGGTGCAGTTCGTGCTGGAGATTTGTGTCAAGTGCATTTGATTCTTGTTGGCGATTCTTGCGTACCACATACTGTACCGTTGACATCATATTCTGGTTCAGTTTTTGTTAATAGTAAAGGTATTGGACGATTAGGTGATGCATATTCCGGACATACTGTAACTTCAGGTTCAGGTAATGTTTTTGCTGGAGGTTGAATAAATAAACGATGTCAACAAAAATAACTTCAAATGATCCAACAATTACCGCAGAAAGGTCGTTCAAAGACCTTGATCTGAACTTCACTTCACACCCCATTAAAAAAGATGTAAGTAGACATTATAATGAAAAAGCGATCATTAATGCAGTCAAGAACTTAGTTTCTACCAATTTTTATGAGAAACCATTTCAACCAGACTTTGGTGCAGGTATTAGGGGTTTATTATTTGAACCTGTTGATTCTGTTTTTGGTGCATCAATTGAAAGAAAATTAAGTGAGACTATAAAGAATTATGAACCTAGAGTATCAATTGAATCTATCACTGCTATACCCTCACCTGATGAAAATGGGTATAAAGTCAAAATGGTGTTTTATATTGTTAATTCACCAAATCCAGTAACAATTAACTTCTTTTTAGAGCGTATAAGATAAAATGACAGATCGTTTAAGAGTAACTGAACTTGATTTTGATACAATCAAGCAGAATCTAAAAACATATTTAAAGGCACAATCTGAATTTACGGACTATGACTTTGAGGGTTCTGGTCTGAATGTTTTGCTGGATATTCTGGCATATAATACTCATTACAATGCATATTATTTGAATATGGTTGCAAATGAATCATTTATGGATACTGCTTTATTGAGAGATTCGGTTATTTCTCACGCAAAAGTTTTAGGTTATATACCTTACTCACGCAAAACTTCCACAGCAACTTTAAATTTTACTGCAAATTCTGGTTCAAATACTGTATCAACTCTGACTCTACCAAGAGGATTTACTTTTTTATCAAATGAGATTGACGGTATTAGTTATAATTTTGTAACTCTTGCGGAAACAACTGTCACAAAATCCAATACAGATTTTACATTTTTAAACTTGCCAATATACGAAGGACAATTAGTAACATATAATTACACATATGATCAAACAACAAATCCAAAACAAATATTCTCAATACCTGATGAGGATGTAGATACTTCTACCATTTCTTTAACTGTACAGGCATCATCAACAAATACTGCAATTGAAACGTTTAAGTTGTCTACTGATTCAAGTAATGTTACAACAACTTCACCAGTATTTTATTTACAGGAAGATAGAGGAGAAAAATATAGCATTTATTTTGGAAACAATGTTATCGGTAAAGCAATAACAAATGGCAATATTGTATCTCTAAGTTATTTAATTACAAATGGAGATGCTGCAAACAAAGCAAATAATTTTGTGGCTACAGGAACTTTGACAGATTCTTTAGGTAATTCATTAACAAATTTTACAATTACTCCTGTGGGCGAAGCGGCAGGTGGTGCTGAACGTGAATCTGTGGATGAAATTAAGTTTGCAGCACCTCTTCAATTTACCACTCAAAATCGTTTGATTACATTCAACGACTATGCATCATACATTAAGAAAAATTATCCTGCGGTAGATTCGGTTTCCGTTTGGGGTGGCGAAGAAGAAAAACCTCCAGTATTTGGTCGTGTTTTTGTTTCTCTAAAACCTAAACAGAATTACTATCTGTCTGACATTGAGAAGCAAAGAATCATTGATGAAATCATTACACCAAAAGCAGTTGTGGCTGTACAAACAATTATTCGTGATCCCGAATACTTATATTTGTTAATAAATTCCAATGTTTCATATGATCCTAAAAAAACTATTTTAACTAAAGATCAATTAATTTCTGCTATTCGTTCATCTATTTTAAATTATAAAACGCAAAATTTAGACAAATTTGATTCAAAATTTATTTTATCAAGATTACAAGATGCAATTGATAATACAGATACCAATGCAATTATTGGTTCACAGACCGTTATTAAATTACAAAAAAGATTTAGACCAACTTTAAATTTAAATCAGCCTTATACTATTCTTTTTGGTGCTCCACTACATAGAGGTACAATTACTAACAAAATGACCTCTACTCAATTCAAGGTATATGATTCACAAGGAATTGAGAGAGAGGTTATTTTTGAAGAAACTCCACAATCATATACTGGTATCTCTTCAATTGCTGTTTTAAATGGTGGTGTTGGATATACAACAACTCCTACAATCACTATTTTAGGTGATGGTTATGGTGCAGAAGCAACTGCAACAATTGTTAATGGTAAAATTAAAACAATTACTATAACAAAACCTGGTATTGAATATACAAAGGCCACCATATCAATTTCTGGTGGTGGTGGATATGGAGCTCAAGCTGCGGTTTCGGTTGATGCTAGAATAGGTACTCTCCGAGTTGTATATTTTGACCAGAATGCAGAGAGGCAGATCATAAATGATGCTGCTGGTACAATTGATTACGATGCTGGTGTAATTTATATTAATAATATTTTAATTAATTCAGTAAGTTCAATTGATGGATATCTTAGATTAACTATAGAATCTGATAAAGGTATTATTGGAACTACAAAAAATATTATTATCACATTGGATCAAGATGATTCAACTTCTATTAGCACAATTTTAGAAACTGCATAATGTCAACAGATTTAAAAACATCACTACTTGTTAATCAGCAAGTTCCCGAATATGTTAGGGACGAATATCCCACATTCATAGCATTTCTTGAAGCTTATTATGAGTTTTTAGAAACTAAACAGGGAACCGAAAAAAACGATTTAGTTACACAGGCTAAAAAACTAAAAAACATTTCGGATGTTGACGATTCAATTGAAGAGTTTGAGCAAAGTTTCTATAACACATATGGTTCACTTGTACCTTTAGAAGTACAATCCGACAAAGCACTTCTCTTCAAACATCTATTACCTCTTTATAGAATAAAAGGTAGTGAAAGTTCTTTCAAACTTCTTTTCCGTTTGGTGTTTGGCCAAGATATTGATGTTATTTTACCCCGTAATAATGTTTTAAAAGCATCTAGTAGTAACTGGGTAGTTGATAATAAACTCCGAATTAACACAGATGTTTACACACGTTACATTGGTGATGGCTCAACTAAAGAATTCAATTTGGCACAAGTTGTATCGCCTAGTGACATTATAGTTTATATTAATGATGTTATTCAAACGAATTCTTTCTTTTTAAAAAGAGAATATCGTAAAATAATCTTCAATACTCCACCCGCAAATGGTGCAGTTATTAAAGTTGTTTATGATAACTTTGATGAAAAACTTCTTCAAAACAGAAAAGTTACTGGTTTAACTTCGGGTGCATCTGCTATTATTGAATTGGCCGGTCGCCGAGTTATTTCGGATGTTTTAAATCTTGGTTTACCTATTGAATTGTTAATCAATACCAATTCTTTAGATGGTAATTTTTTAAATGGTGAATTTGTAACAATTCCTATTATTGATGCTAATGGTATTTTATTAGATGTTCGTGCATCAACATTTTCTATTGTTAAAAATGTCAATATTATTAATCGTGGTTTCAACTACAAAGTAGGTGATCCGGTTTCTATTATTGGTGGTAATGCAATTACAAGCGCTGTTGCTACTGTTGGATCTATATTTTCTGGTGCGATTAATCGTGTTTTAGTTTTTCACGGAGGATCAGCATTTACAAATTCTTCACCCATTTTAGTTTCTGGAAATGGTAGTGCGGTTTTTACTCTTACCGTTGACGGTATTGATACAAGTGGTACTAACGCTGCAAACTCATTTATCGTTAGCACCGATATAATTGATAATTATAAAAATTTACCGATTGGAACATCAGCGTTACTTAATGTAACCAATATTGCGGTAAATTCTGGTGCGGTAGGAATAAACAGTAATGTTATATTCACTGGTGGTGGAACTTCTAACGTTGCTGCTAATGCAAGAATCTATGTGAATACGGCTGGTTATATTATTAATGTTGTTGTCACTTCTGTGGGTGCGTACATAACCGCACCAACTGCAAATGCAAATACAGGTAACGCATCATTTACTGTAACCACAAATGTGGCTGGTTATGGATTTAATAATAGTAATGTAACAACAACTCAAAATTCAACCACACGAATTATTGATTCACTTTCATATGATGTATTGCAAGTTGGTCCAATTACAAATGTTAAAGTTTTATTTGCCGATACATCAGAATTTACTCCCACTTTAGATGCTTTTGGTGCAGATTATGGTCCAGTCGGAGCTCCTAGAACACTAAAAAGTTTAGGTACAATTTCTCGTTTTAAAATTAATAGTGGTGGACTAGGATATTCAGTTGGTGATGAAATTATATTTGGACCAAATCCTCCAATGACTTTTGGCCAACGTGCTGCTGCTGTTGTAGCTAATGTGGCATCAAATGGTTGCATTCAAAAAATTGAAGTTGCAAATGCACGTATTTCTGGTACCGCTACAATATCAACAAGTGGAGTTTCTGTAACAGGAAGTGGAACTTTTTTTACAACAGAATTAAAAGTTGGTGATGTAATTGATATTAATAATCAATCTAGAGTGATTGCTACAATTACTGATCCAGTAACAATGTCAGTAACAACGCCTTGGACATATGCATCAACAAATAAAAAAATAGGTGTATATAATTATTATCCAAAAGGTGGTTTTGGATATACTCAAAATAATTTTCCATCAATAACCGTTTTATCTGCTGGCGGTTCAAATGCAAATGTAGTGATTGATTCTATTGCATCTGATAATGAACAGTTACAAGGTACCGCTTCTGATGTTCCGGGTGCAATTCTTTCTGTTAGAGTTCAAATACCAGGAAGTGGGTATCAATTTGTTCCTATTGCATCGGCAATCAGTCTTACAGGTAGAGATGCAGTTCTTATTCCAGAAATTGAAAGGTCTTATCTTTCGTCTACTGGTCGTTGGGAAACTTCCGATTCTCTATTGTCAACATCAGAAAGAAAAATTGCTGGTCGTGAATACTATGTTGATTACTCATATGTAATTTCTTCCAAAGTTGAGTTTTACAAATATAAAAAAATACTTAAAGACTTATTGCATCCAGTAGGTTTTGTAAAGTACGCTGAATATCAAAAAGCAAATTCTTTTGTTGGTTCCACTATTAATGTGCAAACGACAAACGAAGTTACGCTTTCAGGTACAGTTAATGTTTCAAACGGAAGTGTACTTGTTACTGGATTCTCCACTAAATTTAATATTGCAAATCAAAAAAATGTATTAACTAAAGGATCAAAAATTGCAGTTAATGGTGAACTCAGAACAGTTAATACTATTATTTCAAATACTACGCTTTTAACTTCAGAAAATTTATCTAGTATTTGGATTGCGAATTCTGGTTCAGGATATTCAAATGGTTACTTGAACATTTCCAATGGTGGTGGTATAATTAAAAGTCTAACTATTGATTATAAAGGTGCCGGTTATTCTAATGGTATTTTACTGTTTACTGGTTCAGATCAATCTATATCAGCTGTTGCTAATGTTGAAGTTTATCCGTCAAATGGTTCATTAAGAAGAGCTACATTAACAAGTGGCGGATTATTTTCAAAAATACCTATAGATCG